CCATGGAATGCTACCCAAATGGCAAATGATTTAGAAAACGAAGGATTTACCTGTGTTGCAATAAGGCAAGGATATCAAACATTATCGGAGTCTACGAAAGATGTAGGCTCTTTAGTTTTGCAAAGAAGAATTATACATAATAATGACCCAGTACTTCAGTGGGCTGTGTCTAATGCAGTTATACGACAAGATCCAAATGGCAACATAGCGCTTGATAAGGCAAAGGCTAGAAACAGAATAGACCCTGCATGTGCGATGATAAACAGCCATGTTAGAGCTAGACTTTTAGATAGTGCAGTGGATTTGAATCAATATATCATGAGTGATGAGTTTTCGTTATAAGGATGGTGAATTTATGCCTAGAGGCTGCATTAGAAATGCAAGTTATTGCGGTAGAATGCGCAAAAGTATCAGGTTTATGCTTAGATTTGCAGAAGATTTGCTTGTTTTGGGCGGATTTATGTTAATTATAGGCGCAAGTTACAGGATTAATGCAGTACTCGGTCAATACGTGCTTGGAGTGATATTACTGCTATTAGGATTTGTAGTTGCAAACAAATAAAAGGAGTTATGGGGTGAAATGCAGGTGCTATTTAGCAAATTAATTAAGCGGTCAGACTATAGTGACCTTATAAATCCTACTGACTGGCTGATAGAACTATTAGGCGGTACGGAATCAACTTCTGGAGAAAAAGTCACAGGAGATGTCGCAGTTAGGACTTCAACGGTGTATGCATGCGTGAAAATAATATCTAGTCACATTGCAATGCTCCCTACCAGAGTATTCTATACTGATAAAAATGGTAAGAAAACAAGAGATGCTGCTCACCCTGTAGCTAAGTTGCTAGAGACCAGGCCGAATCCATACATGACACCGTATGAATTCAAGCAAATACTTGAAGCATTTAGACAGCTTTATGGGAACGGTTATGCAGAAATAGTCTGGGGTAGAGATGGATACCCCAAAGCATTGTGGCCTCTAAATCCTAGAAACGTTTCTATCCTTCAAGATGTTAAAGGCAAGATATGGGCAGTTATTAATCTTCCTAATCAAGTACAACGAAAGATACCGTATGCGAATCTTTTTCACCTTAAAGGGCTTAGCATGAATGGCATAACAGGGATAAGTCCAATAGAAGTAGTTAGAGAACAAATAGGTGTCCAAAAGGCCAGTCAAAAGTTTCTGGGTAAATTTTATGCCAATGGGACTATGACCAGAGGAGTGCTTAAAGTACCTACGCAGCTTAATAAAGAAGCAAAAGATAGAGTACGGTCTGAATGGGAAAGTTATAGTACAGGTCTTACTAATGCCCATAGGATAGCTATTTTAGACGCAGGTTTAGATTATCAGTCTCTTGGGATGAATCAGGCTGATGCACAGTTTATTGAGACTCAAAAATTTACTAAATCTGAGATAGCCCAGATTTTCAATGTCCCCCTTCATATGCTGGCAGAGCTAGACAGGGCAACATTTTCAAATATAGAACAGCAATCGATGGAGTTTTTAAGAGATACTCTTACACCGCTTATAATAAGTTGGGAGCAGATACTGCAGTATCAGTTATTTTCAAATCCTGAGATTGAGAAGGGATATTATGTTAAGTTTAACCTTAACTCAATACTTAGAGGAGACAGCGCATCAAGGGCTCAGTACTACGAGAAGATGGTAACGCTAGGAATTATGTCTATTAATGAAATAAGAGCACTAGAAGAACTCGATGAAATAGAAAATGGGGATAAGCATTTTGTAAGTTTGAACTATGTGTCCTTGGACAAAATGGATGAGTACCAGATGTCAAAAACAGGTGGAAAGGGGGTGTCGAAGAAATGAGTATGGAAAAAGAATTAAGGTATATTCCCTTTGCAAACTTACAAATCAGGGCAGTTCAGGCTGATAACAGAATGATCGTAGAGGGATATGTTGTAAAGTTTAATGAGCGTAGCCAGTTATTGTTTGGAGAGTTTTACGAGAAAGTAGCAAAAGGAGCATTTGCAAGGAGTCTCTCAGAAAATACTATTAAAGGATTATGGGATCATAATACAAACATTGTACTGGGTTCCACTAAGTCAGATACGTTAAGACTAAGAGAGGATGATGTGGGGCTTTGGTTTGAACTGGATTTACCTAATAACGCTGCAGGACAAAATGCTTATGAAAGTATATCCAGAGGTGACGTAGATGGCATGTCGGTGCGCCCATAAGGGCGTTGTGTATTTTGCCGATAGGCGGCAGGTTAACTAGAAAACGGTTAACATATCACCCAACTTATCTTGAAGGGAAAACTGGAGAGGGAGTGCAGCATGTTGGGAAAGTCATAAGTTGGTCTAATCGAAAAGACCACGACTGAATGGCAAGATATAAAAGATAAATATAAGGAAGAAAGCTAAACTGCTTAAAGAATAGCCCAAGCGGGTTCACCGTCACCGGTTAGGAATTTCGATTGTAACCTAACATTTACTACTGTCTCATAATATAAGGACACTATTGTGGGATTGTTTTCTGAAAAAGTAGTAGTAATCGCATATGCAGAAGCAATAAACGGGCGAAAGTTCCTTCCGACAATTTATCAAGCCTGTATACAACGTACTAAATGGGGATTACCTAAACCAGAACGCCATAATGGCTATAACCAAAGGGTTTGAAAATCTGGCAAGGTAACGGAACTTCCGTAGTAGTCTGAGGTAGGGAAAGCCTGCTACATGGCGAAGGGAAGTAGTTTACAAAGCATAAACAAAGATGAAAGGAGCGAAATGCTCTGTGCAAAATTCGGAAATTGTAGTATGCAATCTATCAAAACAAGCAACAAAGGCGGATTTCAAATTTGACAGGCTTTACAGACATTTATATAACAAAGATTTTTATTATAAAGCCTATGCAAAGATATACAAAAATGACGGAAGTACGACTAAAGGAATTGATGATGAGACGGCAGATGGTTTTGGGGAAAATAAAATTGAGCAACTTATAAAATTGATAAAAACAGAGAAATATATTCCCAAATCAGTTCGTCGCACTCATATCAGGAAGAAAAATGGAAAGCTAAGACCATTAGGCATACCATCTTTTTCTGATAGAATCATCCAAGAGATTTGCAGGAGAATTTTAGAAACAATATATGAACCCGTTTTTTCGGATAGTTCACATGGCTTTAGGCCTAACCGTAGTTGTCATACTGCACTTACAGAAATAAAAGAAACCTTTACTGCTGTAAACTGGTTTGTAGAAGGAGATATCAAAGCATATTTTGATACCATGGATCATCATATTCTTATTGAGATACTTCGTAATAAGATACAAGATGAAAGATTCATTAGATTAATATGGAAGTTTCTAAGAGCAGGATACATGCAAGATTGGAAATACCATAAAACCTATAGTGGTACACCACAAGGTGGTATTATCAGTCCTATACTTGCAAATATTTATCTTAATGAGTTTGATAATTACGTAGCAGAAGTACTCAAAAAGGAATTTGATACTGGAAAAGCAAAAACACCTAAGAGAGTTAACAAAGTGTATAGAAGGGCATCATCTAAACTCGCCCGATTAAAAAAGAAGATTGATGGAATTGATGACCAAGATGAAAAGCAGGAGTTAATCAAATTTCATAATATACAACGCAAAACTCTATTAAGTATTCCTTATTACGAATCATGTGACAACAGTTATAAAAGACTCAAATATGTAAGATATGCCGATGACTTCATCATAGGTATAAATGGAAGCAAGAGAGATTGTGAACTGGTAAAGAAGAAAATTAAAATATTCCTTAAAGACAGGTTGAATCTTGAGATGTCAGATGAGAAAACACTGATAACTTATAGTGTGGATGGCTCAAAATTTCTTGGATACCAAATAACTGTACAAAAAACATATGATGCTAAGAAGGATAAAAATGGAATAGCAAAGAGAGTACATAATGGACGAATAAGATTAACAATTCCTAGCGGCACGATTGAAAAGGTGATTATTAAAAACAAGCTAGTTACAGACATAAATAATGAACCATGGCAGACTAAACATCGTCCTGCATTAATAGGACTAACGGATTTAGAGATTATACAAACCTATAATTCGGAACTGCGAGGATTATATAACTATTACGGGATGGCTCAAAATGTGTCGTCAAAAATGTGGCAGTTAAAATATGTTATGGAGTATAGCTGTCTTAAAACTCTAGCTTGCAAATATAAATCTACAGTTGCAAAAATGAGAAGCAAATACAGAAAGGGAAAGTATTGGGGCGTGAATTACGAAACCAAGACAGGTACAAAAACTACTTTTTACTACAACAAAGGGTTTAAAATTCAAGCACCTTCCTACTTTGCAACAGTAGACAATAAACCTAATTTATATGTATATCAATGTACGACTGAATTAGAAAAACGCCTAAAAGCATGTGTATGTGAAATATGTGGTACAAATAACGAAAAAGTGGAATACGAGGTTCATCATGTTAATAGGGTAAAAAACCTAAAAGGCAAAGCCTTCTGGGAAAAGATTATGATAGCTAAAAAGCGTAAAACACTTGTTGTATGTGAGCCATGTCATAAGAAAATACACAAAGGATAGATAATTGTAAATGGAGAGCCGGATACATTGAGAGGTGTAAGTCCGGTTCGGTGAGGAGTGACTGAAAACCTGCAATAGTAATATTGTAAGGCGTCGGTTGCTTACTCTACTTTGGTTTTTTAGTAAGAGATGAATCCTGGGAGTATATTGCAGATGAAGATGTGTACGAGAGGACTCTTCTAGATATTGATCTAAGAGAGATATCTCCTACTCCGTTCCCTGCATACTTAAACAGCGAAGTTGGCAAACGCTCGATTATGAAAGAAAAAAATATTAAGACCAAGGAGGAACGGAAAAAAGAAAAGCTAAAGTGGCATCAATTAATGCTGAGATTAAGGTTGGTAGAATTGGAGGGTTGCTAGATTTGAGAATATGTAAGAGAAATCAATATGAAGTTAAGAATTACAAAGCCGAAGAGGCTTGTTTTTATTTTATAAACAAATAACAGGAGGCAATGGAAATGGATGAAAAGAAATTAATTGAATTAAGGCAGAGATTAACTGCGAGAATTGAAGAAGCAAGAGCACTATCAGAAGAAGGAAAGATTGATGAGGCTGAGAAAGGCGTGGAAGAAGCAGAGAATTTAAAACAGCAGATAAGGTCTTTAGAGAAACTCCTAAAGTTAGAGAGTGAAGTAAGACAAGGAGATATCATTAAACATAGTGAGACTCCGATTGAGCCTGAAGAGGATGATAATAAAGAGCCTAAAGTTGAGGCTAGAAGCATCCTTTTAAAAGCATTAGCAGGAAAACAGTTAACACTAGAAGAAAGAGACGTACTTATAGAAGGTACTGCTGGGACGGGTCAAGTAAGTGCAGGATATATAGTCCCCGAAGATGTAAAGACAGAGATTAATCAATATAAGAGACAGTACACTTCTTTAAAACAATATGTGGATGTGCAGATTACCAGCACAGATGCAGGATCTTTTGTATTTGAGAAGACTTCAACATTATCTGTACTTGCAGATCTTACGGAAGGCGGAGATATCGCAGAACAAACTCCTGATTTTGAAAAGAAAATATATGCTATTAAGGATAAAGGTGCACTATTACCTGTTTCAAATCAGCTATTACAGGATGAAAAAGGAAATCTGCTAGCATATGTAGCTGGGTGGTTCTCAAGGAAAGCGGTAAAGACTGAGAATGTAGATATAATCACTGCTTTAACTGGAGCAAAAGCTAAAAAGGCTATTGCAGATTTACCCGCACTTGCAAAGGCGATAATTAAAGACTTAGACCCTGCTCTACTTGATGGAGCAATAGTTATAACGAACCAGGACGGTTTCAACTTTTTAGATAGCGTATTAGATAGCACCAACAGACCACTTTTACAACCTGATCCTACCAATGCTACTAAGAAAATGTACAAGGGCTTGCCTATTGTTGTAATGTCTAATGCTAATTTAGCAACAACAGCAGGTAAAGCACCAATACTAGTTGGAAGTTTTACAGATGCAATAAGATTCATGGATAGAGATTTATATGAACTTGCTGTATCTAAAGAAGCCGGTTTCACCAAAAATATTACATACTTAAGAGCAATTGAGAGGTACGATGTAGTGGTAAAAGATGTTGATGCCTACATTAACGGAGAACTTACTATTACCTAATAACCATTTGGAGAGATGAAGATGATTACGATTGAGCAAGCTAAAAAATACATGGTTGTTGACTCAGATGACTGCGATGAAATGATACAAGATCTTATAGAGGCTGCAGATAAATATATAAAAAACGAGTGCGGCGGAGACTATATTGAAGATCAAATAAGCAATCTTGCTCAGTGTATATTGGTGGCTCATTGGTATGAGAACAGAGAAGCTGTAGGTAAAGCTGACCAATTAGCATTTTCACTAGGGACACTACTAAGGCACATAAAATACTGTTCACTACCGCAAACAACGTATGACAAATGGGGTAAACAGCCATGAATCCTGGAGAGCTGAGACATATAATTCAAATACAGGCTTATAGTGGAGGGGTAGATTCTGAAGGCTATGAAACAGATGGATGGTCTACCTTATGTTCTTGTCATGCCTCTATTCAAAATATGTCGGGTAAAGAGTTTTTTAAAGCAGCTCAACAAAATGCTATAGTGACAACAAAGTTCACCATGCGTTATAGCCCTGTGTTGGATGGATATAGTACAGAAAAGCTTCGAGTCATATATGATAGCAAATCATACAAGGTGGTATACGTGAATGATAAAGAGTATCTCCATAAATACGTAGAAATAGTGACGGAGTTGATAAACGATGGCAGTTAAAGTACGGGCTGAAGGGTTTGAAAACCTATATGCAAAAATAAAGGAAATGGGAAACAAGGCAGAAGCAGTTATAGATACTGCACTCGATAAAGCTATTGAACCTATATATCAGGAAGTCAAGAGGCTAGCTCCATATGATTCGTCTGGGCATAAAAGAAAATATGGTGAAGGGCACTTAAAAGATGAAATACCTAAGAATAAAGTGACTAAATCAGGTACGGAGCACTCTATAAGTGTTGGCTGGGAGAAAAGCGATGACTCTAAGCATTACTATGCAAAGTTTCTTGAGTGGGGGCGTAGCGATACCAGCAGATATAGGAAGCAACCTTTTATGCAACCGGGATATCAGCGTAAAAAGAATAAAAGTTTTGAGGTATTTGAAGAGGAAATGAAAAAGGGGCTGGGACTATGAGTATCCAGTGGGACGTAATGATAGCACTAAAAGAATTAGATGATGGTGGTACTCCTGTAAGATTTCAGAAATATACGGGAGATGCTGAAACGTACATAACCTTTTTTGAATATAACGACCAGGTTGAAGACCATGCAGAGGATAATATAGACACTATTGGTCATTATGTCCAAGTGGATGTATGGAGTAAAGGGAATTATAACGCAACAGTAAATAGTGTAAAAAGATTAATGAGGCAAGCTGGATTCATGTATAGCAATGGCCAGGATTTATATGAGCCTGATACTAAAATATTTCACAAAGGGCTAAGGTTCTTTAAGCCAGAATATCAGGATTACTAAAGGAGGAACGAGTTATGGCATCAAGACAAATAGGATTAAAGGATGTATATTTTGCAAAGTTAACAAAGGATGATGATACAGGGGTTACATATTCTATTCCTGCAAAAGTAGCAGGTGCAATTAATGCAAAGATCTCGCCTAAAACTTCAAGTGAAAAGATTTACTCTGACGATAGTGTAGAAGAAATAATCAATACGTTTGATAGTATAGACGTAGAAGTCGAAGTCAACGCTCTAGATTTGACTAGCAGAGCATTACTTCAAGGAATAACTACAGCTAACGGCGAGCTTTTAGAAACTACCAGTGATATTGCGCCTGAAGGAGCTCTTTTATTTAGATCTAAGAAATCTAATGGCAAATACAGATATGTGGCTCTTTATAAGGGAAAGTTTGAACTGGTGGAGGATGAATATGCAACTCAAGCAGATAAGATTGAGAGTAAAACTCCTAAATTAAAAGGGTCATTTTATGCGAGGAATCATGATGGAGCGTGGAGATTTACCCTAGATGAGGATGCAACAGGTGCAAGTACTACTAAAATGGCAGCTTGGTTTACTGCGGTGCAAGAATCAGGGACAGAATAGGCCATTTGGATAAAGTATTAGAAATATGGATTTAAATGTGGGACAAGAAAACTCTTGTTCTTTTTTTATAGGAGGATAAATGGACATGACCGGTAAGGACTTAAAAACCAAGATATTCAAGATAAACTTAAAAGATGGCGAACATGAAGTGGTATTCGATATGAATGTACTGTGCGAGCTGGAAGAAATATATGGAGATATAAAGAAAGGATTTAAGAGTTTTAAGACACAGCCTATTAAAGCTGCCAGAGCGTTTGTATATTCCTTTCTAAAGAGCGAAGATGACGAAATGACTCTTAAAAAGGCTGGTTCTTTAATAGATATGGGTTCGGTTGAAGAACTTATGAAGACGATAACTGAAGCAATATCAGATGCTATGCCTGATGCAGGAGAAAATACCGACTTGCAGGAGGAAGATGAAAAAAACGGGTAGACAGGCATCGCTCTCTGGACTGGGAATGGCTCTACTTTATGGCTGTTTTTATCCTAAAAATGAGTGAAGAAGAATTTTGGGGCAGTACACTAAGACAGCTTATATATAGGGCAAGAATATATTCTCGATTTAAGAGCGAAGGCCTGAATACTCAAGATTCATACATTGATGAAATCCTATAGGAGGTGAGCAAGTAGTGGCAACTAAAGATCTGGGACAGTTAAAAGTAGGAATGAGTTTTGATACGTCTGAATTAGAAGATGGTATAAAAAAGATTGATAAACAAATGCGAGTTGTAGAGAGCTCTGTAAAGGCTACGACCTCCCAATTTGAGGCATTTGGTAAGAACACAGATGCATTAAAAGCCAAAGCGGATGGGCTTACCCAGAAAATAGAGATACAAAAACAAAAGGTTGATACTTTAAGACAGGCATTTGAGCAATCTGTAGAAGAAAAAGGTCTGGATTCGAAAGCCACTCAGGATCTTCAGATAAAATTAAACAATGCCAGCACGGCATTAAATAAGATGCAGGGAGAACTCAAGAAAACCACTAAAGAACTAAAAACTAAGGAAAGTGCCCTTGCTTCTATAGCACCAAAACTACAGAGTTATGGAGATAAAATGGTTAGTTTAGGTGCTAAATTAACCATAGGAGTAACAGCTCCCTTGGTAGCACTTGGGATTGCATCTGTAAAGACCGCTAGTGATTTAAACGAAGTGCAAAACGTAGTTGATACTACATTTGGCTCAAATGCTACTCAAATAGATGTATGGTCTAAGAATGCAATGAAGGCTTTTGGGTTAACAGAACTTCAAGCAAAGCAAATGACAGGGACTATGGGTGCAATGCTAAAATCTATGGGACTTACTAATACCCAGGTCATTGATATGGCTACTTCGCTAACAGGTCTAGCAGGAGATCTATCTTCGTTTTATAACCTAAGCCAACAGGATGCATTTGAGAAAATCAGGTCAGGTATCGCAGGAGAAGTTGAACCTTTAAGGCAGCTTGGTATAAATATGTCCGAGACTACTATACAGGCATATGCGATGGAACATGGAATAGGAACTCTTACAAAAACTAAAGAAGGGTTCACAGTCCAACTTACTGAGACAGACAAGGTATTAGCCAGATATGGATATTTAATGAGTGTTACAAAAGATGCACAGGGAGACTTTAATAAAACCTCAAGCAGTACTGCGAATCAATTGAGATTAGCCCAGGGGAGATTCCAAGAATTAAGCGGAGAAATAGGTCAAAAACTTCTTCCATATGTGAATCAACTATTGGAGAAGTTTTTACAGCTAAGCAGCTCATTTGATAAGCTTTCTACATCTCAAAAGAATATGATCGTGATTGGAGCAGCGTTTTTAGCTGTAGTAGGGCCTATAGTATCAATTGTAGGGTCGATAATTACGCTAATAGGATGGATAGCTGCTGCATGCGCTCCGGGAGGAATACTGTATGGGGCTATTACAGCAATAGGCGCAGCATTAACCGCACTAGCTGCCATAATTGGTATATCAGTAGGTTGGCTTATTGCTATAATTGCTGCGGTTGTAGCTGCAGTAGTTGCAATCGTGATATTTAGAAAGCAAATAGCAGAGTTCTTTGTGAATTTATGGACATCGATAACAACTTTTATAGCGGGAGTATGGAATGCCATACCAGGATTCTTCTTAGGGCTATGGAATTCCATAGCTTCGTTTTTTGTAAATATATGGACGGCCATAACAGGTTTCATAACGAATGTGTGGAATGCAATACCGGGGTTCTTCGCAAACATATGGAATCAGGTGGTTACATTTCTTACAAATTTGCCTAATACTTTGGCCTATTGGCTTGGATTTATGATAGGCAGCATAATAAAGTTCTTTATAGATGTAGGCACTGCAGTTATAAACTTTATTGTAAGTATACCAGGGTATATAGTGCAGATAATAACCTTTCTTTCAGAGCTACCGGGTAAGATATGGGCTGTGCTGGTTACTGTGCTGACTAATATAGGCCAGTTTTTTGTTGAACTATGGGCAAAAGTAACCTCCACTGTCCCGGTTGTTATAGAAAAAGTAGGCACTTTTTTCTGGGAATTGCCGGGCAAAATTTGGGGAGCTTTAGTCTCTGCATTATCTAAAGTAGGCCAATTTCTATCAGACATGTGGTCTAAAATAGTTACTGTTGTCCCTGATTTAGTAAATAGATTTGCAGCATTTTTTACTGAATTACCCGGTAAACTTGCAGACATAGGCAGAAACCTTGTAGAAGGTCTGTTTAATGGTATTAAGAATGCATGGGGATGGCTTAAAGACAAGGTGAAAGGATTAGTTGACAGCTTCCTTAACGGTATAAAAGCTGGCTTAGGCATAAAGTCTCCTTCTCAGGTATTTGCTGATCAGGTTGGACAATGGATACCAAAAGGAATTGCCGTTGGCATAGACGATAATATTTACAAGGTTAAAGATTCCTTAGATAGTATTAAGGGTCTTGCTACTAATATGGATGTGAATTTTAATAATGGACTAAATGCGGTAGAAAGCACAAAGGCTGCGGGTACTCCCACAAGTTCCAATACTACCAACAATTCGATGACTTTAGTAATAGAAAACTTTGTAAATGACCGTGGGCAGTCTGTAGAGAGTTTAGTTGCAGAGATGGAGTTTTATAGAAGAAGGATGAGTCTTGCTAAAGGAGGGGCATATTAATGGGCGCATATTTTATATGGAACGGTATAAACTCTCAAGATAAAGGGGTTATAGTAAAAAAGCTTCCTCCAAAAGTAAAACCAGTTGAAAGACGTGAGAAGATAACTGTCCCTGGAAGAAGTGGTTTTTTCACTCAAACAGATGGCGCATATGAATTTATGTCATTATCTGTGGAATGTTTTCTTAAGAAGGATGCAGACTTGTTTGATGTTGCAAACTGGCTAAAGGGCGAAGGTACACTTATACTATCTGATAATTCTGATAAACAATATGATGCCTACATAATTAACTCTATATCATTTGAACGAGTATTTAAATATTGGCGAAACTTTATAATTCAATTTGATGCCCAGCCGTTTGCTAAAAGTACTACAATTAGTAATGCAAATATCCTCTACCCTACCCTAACAACAAATAAGACAGTAGGTGGGAATGTAAATACACTGCCTGTTGTGACTCTAACTGGTACAGGGACGTTTACCATAACGGTGAATGTTAGGTCATTTCAGTTAGTAGGTGTCACAACGTCTATAAAGGTTGATAGCGGGCTTATGAATTGTACCGAGGCAAATGGAACGGTTAATGCAAACAGCAAAATGATTGGAGACTTTCCATATTTAGGGCCAGGCGGTAATACTATATCCATAGCAGTAAACAGTGGCTCTTTTACAGAACTTAAGTTTGAATATAGGGAAACCTGGATTTAGGAGGATGTGGAGTAATGATTAGAATTTACGATAAGTCATCTTCCTCATTTAATAGCAATGGGCTAGGTATATTAAGGGATGCTATTAGTTGCAAAATAACGGAGGAATTAAATGGACAATACGACTTGCAGCTTGAGTATCCTACGCAAGGATATTTAGCAGAAGTGCTTATACCTGGGAATATAATAAAGGCTCCTGCAGGGCATGTTTATGGAAGTGATCAGCTATTTAGAATAAAAACAGTAAAAAGAACTTTAAGTAGGGCCACTGCGCTTGCATCTCATATATTTTATGATCTTGCAGATAATTTCTTTGAAGACGTAGCTCCTACTGATAAATCCGGAGCAGATGCTTTAGGGTGGCTGTTTGATAGGACTCAGTATACGCATAGTTTTACAACATTTTCTGATATTACTGCAATAAATTCTGTACGGTATGTAAGAAAAAATGTTGTAGAATCCCTGCTTGGTGCAGATAACAGCTTTGTAAAAGTATGGGGTGGAGAGTTGATACGAGACAATTTTCAGGTTAAGTTCCTTCAGGCAAGAGGCCAAGATAGAGGTGTAAAGATAAGGTATGGCAAAAACCTTAAAGAAATTCAGTGGAATATAGACTATACCAATATAGCTACTAGGGTTTATCCTCAAGGGTTTGACAATCTAACCATACCTGAAAAGTACATAGACAGCACTCTGATATCTAATTATCCTCATCCTATTGTAAAGGAATACGCTTTTTCAAATATAAAGATAGACGAAGAGAATGGCATAACAGAGCCTCTTGCGGAACAAAAATTAAGGGATGCTGTAGATACCTTATATGAAAATGGAATTGATAAGCCTACTGTAAATATAAAGGTAGACTTTGTGGAACTTTCAAAAGTGGCGGAGTACTACGAAAAATATAGTGCGTTTGAGAGTATTTATCTAGGAGATACGGTAGAGGCTATTATACCTCATTTAGGACTTACGTTAACTCTTAAGATAATTAAGGCCACGTATGATGCACTAAAAGGAAGATATGAGAATTTTGAAATAGGAGATGCAAAATACGACTATGTGACCAGTACTCTTAATAAGGTTTCAGAAATTGTGCAGGATAATAGCAACAATAATGCTAACGTCCTTCAAAGCGCAAAGGATTTTGCCACTAACGAAATAACCTCCGCAATGGGAGGATATGTGTATAAGACAGCAAATGAGCTGTTTATAATGGATACCGATAATCCTGTTACGGCACAGAAAGTATGGCGTTGGAATTTAAATGGATTAGGTTACAGTTCTACAGGAATAAGCGGACCATATAATTTGGCAATGACCCAAAACGGAGAGATAGTCGCTGATTTTATAAAAGTAGGACAGCTAGACGGAGTCCTTATAAAAGCTGATTCTATAGATGCTTCACAAATATCATTAGAAGCCAAAAAGCAGATTATATCGGACACAGGGTCTAATAATCTAGTTAGAAACTCTGTCGGGTGGAATGGTACTACAGGATGGACTATATCGGGTACAACTCCAACTATAATAGTTGATACTGACACTTATGCAAACACAGTATCAAAGAGTAGCTTTAAGTTTGGGGATACTACCATGACTCAGGATATATCCATACTCCCTAATGCCTATTATACGATGTCCTGTAAGATAAAGAAGTATATAAATAATGCATATATGAAGCTCAAGCAAGGCGGTCAAGATACGATAATATTTAATAGCTCCAGCAGTGTGAATACTTGGACAGAATACAAAGCTACTTTCTTATCAAATTCTCCTACTATTACTGTTGAAATAGACAGTGATGTTGATTGGCTTCAGATATCGGACATTATGTTTGTAGCAGGAGGATTTAACAAGGTATGGCAATCTGCTGCTGGAGAGGTATATACCCAAAACGTAAAAATAGATGATTCTGGGATAACTGTTGGTACAAGCATAAGCAATATAAAGGCTGGGATTACAAACCAGTCTTTCGACATATATAGAGGAACTCAGAAAGCTATATCAGTAAACCAAGATAAGACTGAGCTTCAAAAGACGGTTATAAACGATGACTTAACCGTAGGAAAGATAAAGCATGTTGTAAGAACTAACGGTATGGATATAGTTTACATAGATTAGGAGGGTACTCGATGGCACTAAGTGGCAGGATAAATGGTTCGTGTACAGGTACAGCAGCAAGTAAATATAACCTATGGATTGACTGGAGTGCAAGCCAGAGTATACAAAATAACTGTTCTTATGTAAATATGAAGATGTATGTCCAGAGGAATGATGGATATTCATCCTCTGCCTATAACCTTGGTTCTAACTATAGATATACCAGATATGATGGTGGTAACGAATCAGGATACAGTGGAACTATAGATACAAGGAATAATGTCCAAGTTTTGCTCCAGGAGACAAACTATACTACATACCATAATTCTGATGGCTCTAGAAGTGTCAACTTAAGTGGCGGGTTCTCAATGGGCAACACTTCGTTAAGTGGAGGCAGTGTTGGAGAAACCGTGGTACTAGATACTATACCTCGTGAAGCCTATATTACTAATTCTGTGGATTTTACTATTGGAAATAGTATTTATCTTACATTTAATAATCCTGCCAACTTTAGTCTAAAGCTCCATCTATATATAAATAGTCAGTTTATATGTGAGAAATGGCTAAGTGGCTCAAGTGGTTGGTTGACGTTTACGCAGGATGAAATAAATACGATGTATTCAAAAACTCCCAACAGCAACAGTGCAGGTATGTGGATAGGCTGTGCAGCAATGAACGGATCTACTCAGATTGGAAGTTGGAGAGATGCGTTTGGGACATGCTATGTTGCAAACTCCAATCCTACTTTTAGTGATTACACATATGCAGATACAAATGCTGCAACACTTATACTTACATCAAATAATCAATTGATAGTCCAAAGTAAGAGTACTATTAGGGTTACATGTAATACTGCCACACCTAGGAATTATGCTACTATTAGCAAGTATACTGCCCAGATAAATGGCAGAACTGTGGAGAGCAGTACAACAACAATAGATGCTGGGACAGTGAGCCAGAATGATACTCTTATAGTATCAGCAGTAGATAGCAGAGGTAATACCACAAGTGTAACTAAAAGCATTACCGTTATTTCATATAGCGATATAGCGTTAAGCAATGTCTTATTGATTCGTACTAACAATATATCCCAGGAGACTACACTTAGTTTTAATGGAACTCTTACAGACTTAAAAGTTGGAGGAGTAAGCAAAAATGATGTAATAACTGCCAGATATAGGTATAAGGCTACCACAACAGAAGCATGGGGTTCATGGAACAGTATATTATCCTATCTTACAAAGACTGCTACTACATATTCTCTTACAAGAATAATAGGGAATTTTGATATAGACACTTCTTACAATTTCGAAGTATATACCGAGGATAAGCTGGGAAACAAAACAGTGTCAGTACTTCTTGTACCCGGAAAGCCTCTTCTATCGTATAGGAAAGGAATGATAGGAATAAATAAGATACCCACTCAGGGTTCACTGGATATAGATGGAGACATATACACTGGTGGAGGTGCATTAATGCCTACCGGAGCCATGATAGTTTGGACTACTGATACAATTCCTGTAGGATGGCTTAAGTGTGTGGGGACTGCAGTATCAAGGACTACGTATTCTAAGCTATTTGCAGTTATAGGTACTCAATATGGTACAGGAGATGGCAGTACTACTTTCAACGTGCCTGAAGGCAGGACAAGAGCTATGATCGGGAAAGATCCCACTGGTTGGGGTACTAACTGGTTTGATACTCTAGGTAAAATGGGTGGAGAACCTACTCATACCCTGTCGTATGGTGAGATGCCAACTCATAGTCACAGTTATCCGGGTCACTGGGGCAGTGCAAGGCCTTCTACTTCAACGATAGGGTGGAATTTGGGAGATACAGACTGGAATTGGTATGCTACTACCTCCGAAGGTTCAAGCACAGCACATAACAATATGCCGCCATATACCATTATAAATTGGATTGTAAAATACTGTTAGAGAGGAGTGAAGAATGTGGCTTTGAATAAGGAAATTATTGATGATATGGGACAAGTATCGACATATCATAGGATCATTCGCAGCGAGCAATCTTATGAAAAAGGTGCGGAAGGAGTACATATATTTTTAGCTTCGTATGTAGATACAAAATACAGGGAAACGGAGAAGCAGGAAGAACAGCAACTTGTGAATACTCTGGCAGAGCTCAAGAATGATGAGCAGAAAAATCTAACGCTGATACAGGAACTGGAACATAAATGCCCTATTCCAAGGTTTATAAAAAGTATAAAGGCAACTCTTCCTATTGATGACTCAAAGGGCTATAAAAGAGAAGTATTGTACGGAAGGCTTAAATCCGAGCATTCTGCTTTTGAAGATTCACAGGATGTTTAGAAGATAGATTGTTATTTTTAATATAGTAATGCATTCAAATTAGGCGAGAGAAATCTCGTTTTTTTGTTGTTTTCTAATCTCTAAATATGAGGGGCGATGATACATGCATCACGGAATTAATGAAATATGTAGTGAAAGGTATGACAAATTGTCTAAGATGATGGACTTACATGAAAAGAGGATAGACAGGCTAGAAAGAGATGACGCAGTGTCTTCAGCCAAGATAACAGAGATGATAACCATCATAGATGGATTGGTAAAGGCTGTATGGGGCGTAGTTATATCAGTTGGAGGCACAGCTTTGATAATACTTTTGGGTTATGTAGTTCAGCACGTATTTGGAAAATAAGGGGGTGAAGTAACTATGCAAAACAGGCTTAAGAGCCCGGTGTTATGGGCTGGTATAGCATCTATATTTTTTATACTTGCAGGGAACTACGGACTCTATAATTTGATACATATACCTGAAGGGTCAATTAGAACGATAGTGGATATTCTATTTGGGATATTTGGCATGGGTGCAGTTGCAAACAATCCTACCAATCTGAAAGGATTTTAGTGAAAAAATGTGGATAAGGATTGTACAGTAAGTTAGAACAATTATATTTTAAAAAAGGAGACAAAAAACTATGATAAAGATATATATATCACCTAGCTGTCAGGACAAAAATGTTGGATACGGAGCATACGGCAGTGAAGAGTCTAGGATGAATCAAGTAGCAGACGTTGTAGTTAGAGAATTAAAAAAAACAGGACAATTTGATATAGTTAGAAATAGGCCTGAAATGACATTATCTCAGGTAGTTGCAAACAGTAATGCAAGTGGGGCAAAATATCACATAGCTATCCATTCGAATGCCGGGGGCGGGCGCGGATGTGAGATTTATGCATATAAGCCAGAGGCTGAAGGTGATAGATTAGCACATAAGATATATGCAAGACTATCAGCTATTACTCCATCTGCAGACAGAGGAATAAAATATCAACCTCATTGGGATGAAGTATGGAAGACAAGGGCAGTTGCAGTATTAATCGAGATAGCCTTTCACGATAATGCTGGAGATGCCGAGTGGATTATGAAAAATATTGAGCCTATCGGAAGAGAAATTGCTAGAGGTATTTGTGAACATTGTGGAGTTAGATTTTAGTATAATATAAGACATTATACACTCCTGCATGGATAGTTAATATGAAAAACATACTAACAGTGTTTTTATTATTTCTAACTATTATTTATAGAAACTATGTATCCTACGTTCTTGCTTTTTGAAGAACGTAGGATTTTTATTTTATATTTTTAAACTATGTACAATGCGAGATCTGAATAATAAGCAATTAGTTAATGCTATTGGCAAAGGTAATAATTTCTACTGATACAATTAACGTGATAAAGATGTGTCACATGAGGCAGCAGACATCTGAACCATTCCGTATTATGGAATTTGCTGACACCCCTGAAATGTGAGAATTTAAAGTTGGCAGCTCAGGTACCTCAACATATTGAAGCTTACCTAAGATATTGTCTAGCAAACCGCATATATTCCAGTACTCTAAATTTTTATCTTTGTTAATGAATGAAGCTATTAAGCGCACTACATTTATTGGAAGATCACCTATAAATATTTCTTGACATTGCAAATCACTTGTTCTATCCGGATATAACTTTGAAAATTCAAGTTTCTCGATCCAAAGCTCATATTTTGATATTGCTTCAATATAATTACTTATTTCTTCAACTAATTTTAAATTTGTACATGCACAAAGTTTTAAATACAATAATTTGGCTTTTGTTCTTACTTGTTGATACATGTTGCTATTTATTTTAGAAGAATTAATAATTAAATTACGCAAATTTGCACGTGATCTGCTAATACATTTTTCTTTTATGTGCTTCTCGCAACACAAATCTCCCGTACAGTGCGTCATTCTAGTTTGCTGTTGTTGAAGCATTTGTTTTGCATATGCCTCATATTGCGATATATTTCTCCACATATGTTAATGACCATCCCTTCCACAATAAGCGATTTTTAACTTGAAAATCTTTATTTTGTAAAACTGATAAAGTATTATGTATAATATATTAGCATTATACAGAAAGAGAATAATAACAACAAGGCATACCATGATAACCAAATATTAAATATTTGATTTGAACTATATTTTACGCAAAAGGTTTAAATCGAAATTGTAATTTTCTGTGCTATATGGTATGTTAACAGAAGTTGTCATTGTAGTGTTAATATTATGGAAGAAGAGGAGGGAGATACATAGTGAAATCTCAGAAAAAATTTCAAAAGCAAAGTGTACTTCAAAACATACGAGAAATGCTAAGCCGAGCAGTAAACAGATTTATAAATGAAGCAAATAGTAATGATACACAAATGGTCAATAAAATGTCTGCTATATTAAAAGCCTATGGACAAATAGGAAAAACAGTTATGAAAGCTAGACTTGGGGCTATTCCTAGTGGCGTAAGCGTGTGCTATTATGAGGTTCCAGTAGAAGTAGTTCGACCTCTTCCCCAGGTAGCAGAGCTAACATATGAAGATTTGAAAGATTTAACAGTTGAAACTCAAGAACAAGCAACTAAAGCGAAATTTTTATACGAAGATATCTTTGCACACTCAAGAATATTGTTTAAAAAATTAACTCAAGTAATTGAACATAGTAGCTTGTTGTCTTCCCAACCAATATATAGTGATTCAATTAAATTGATATTAAGTAGAATAAGGCAACATTTATTCAGCGACGTACCGATATCTCTAAGTTTTAATTCTGCAAATGGTAATGAGAGCTTCATTCTAAGAGAAGTAGAAGGGGCAGTATTAGCTTTTAATTTATTAGTAAACATTGCTAATAAATCTTATATACCAGAGCCACTGATAAGAAGAGCAGAGTGTTTTAATAGAATAATCCCCAAAGAATACCACTGCTCTGCAATGAATTTCTTACATATGAATCGGATTAAAGCCCCAGAATATCAATTACCTCCTGACATAGCTCAATATATAGTAAGATTGGCATATGGAGATACGAAAAGTGTTATTAATGATATTTTGACACTGAACTATATTATAACCAGAATAAATAGTATGCCGAAGACAAGTGGATATCGGCAACAGTATATTGATTATAGTTGCATAAAGCATGGTTCTGATCTAAACAACACTTCCGCATTTTAA